TTATCGTTGTCAAGATCTAGTGACTCACGATATGCTTCATCACCCATCACTACAACTGCTCGCTCTGCCTGATTTAAACTACCAAAACAAGCAAATGCATTCTTCCTAATGATATCAGGGATGTGATGCTTCATTTATCTATATTCCCACATAAAAGATCTATCTCCATATTCATCTGCTTTAAACCATCTATCTCCCTCATCATCTGTAAAACTATCATCATCTAATCCATCTGTCATAAAACCAAATGGTGCCATGTCTTGTTCAATTTGATTTTTTTGTTCATCATATAATCTTTTTCTTACATCCTGATCAGTTAATTCTTTAAAGTAGTCCATTTGGACTAACCAAGCGTAGATGACAAGACACATAGCTAAGTCATCATTACATCCTTCTTCTGCCTCAAAAGAATTGCTTTTTGAGATGAATGTTGTTAACTCAGAGATTATCTCATAATCAGAGAAGATAAGTTTGTTTTCTTCAATTAAAGTTTTTAAATTAAGAGATCCAACTTTCTTTACAGTCTTGGACATCTTAACTCCAAGTTGAGTTTTCTTACCAGAAAATCCTTGTCCCACAATTTGACCTGCTCTACCTCTCATTGAACACATTAGTAGGTTTTGATATTCTAAGTCATATTGTATGATACTTGCAACCTGATCCCCAATATCATTTACCTCACATAAAATATATGCTTCATTAAAATTTTTTGCTACTTCGTAGATAATATTAGGAAATAGCATTGGTTTAATTTCGTTGTTCCTATATTTGGCAACAACTCTGTGAGGAAACTCTGTAATATCAACACAGACAAACGCAGAGTAATCTGCTCCAACACCTCTTGCTACGTCAACTGTAATCACATAATCATGTTTATCTTTTGGTGCCTCATATACATCCAATCCTGCATTTCGTTTAATAGGATTTTCATATACCAATGATCTTAACTTACTTGGCGCAATTAATGTATCAACTGATCCTAAAAACTCACACTCAAACTCAACTTTAAATTGTGCTTCGGATGTGTTAGCAATGGTTGTTGCTTTCCACTTTTCATCTCTACCCGGAACTTCTGACCAATGCACATCAGTAGGAACATATTCATTCTGTGATCTTTCCGCATCATGCCACATACGGTAGAAATGATTCATACCATGTGGAGTGGAAACTATGATGACTTTTGTGCTTTTACCAGAAGTAATAGTAGGATAAACAGATGCAAAGAAGGAATCTGCAACATGGTTTGGAACGAACGCGAATTCGTCGAGGAATAGGATATTGAACGACATGCCTCTGACAGCACTTGCAGACGTAGAAGCTGCCAATATCTTACTGCCATTTTCTAACTCCAAAGATCCTCTGTTCCATACTATCACACCTTGTTGCATCCACTTAGGCAAATTTTCATATGCAGTCTGTAATCTTCCTAGAAGTTCTCTAGCAGTCGCTGCTTTGTTAGCAAGGATGCCAATATTAACAGAGTCATTGAATACCGCATAATGAAGAAGATAAGAAACAACTGTAGTACTTTTGCCAGTTTGACGGGGCATTTTACAGATGTTAAATCTATTTTCATGGAAATTATTAATTAATTTTTCTTGAAAGTTATATGGACTAAAAGATACTAATCCTTCATCAAGAGAAACAATCTTTACATAATTTTTAGCAAAATAAACAGGATCTTGCTTGCATCTCAAAAATTCGCGGATTTGTTCTTCCGTAAATTCAATAGATGTGTTTGCTTTTTTTAGATTAGGATTACCAAGATATACTTCACTCATATACTAATCCTCAACAGTTCCAAGCACGCAATGATTTATTGATTCTGCTGTCTGGATCTCTTGCAGTTTTAGCAGAAGTTAATTTCTTTTTCATTCCTTTCATTCGAGCGCAGAATGACGCTCTACGGGGATTTCCAACCTTCTTGCTTGGTGCTTTAAGGTCAGATCCTGGATTATCTCTTTCGTAAGATTTGCGTCCTTTTTCGTTAAGTCCGCCTTCTTTATTTTTTCCTGATTTTTTTGTCCATGCTGCTGCTTCTGCATGGAGAACCGGTTGCCCTGGTTCATACTCTGATACCTGGTAGCTTTGTACTCTTGCGCCAGGATATACTGTTTCGATCGAAGATTGAATCTCCTTTCTACTTGGGATTTTGACTGATGGGAAGAACATTTTAATCATGTATCCCTTGCCTCTCCAATTGAGGACAACGGCAATAATATTACCAGTCTTAGAGGGGATTCTTACTGCCTCTTTAACTATGTCTGGACATTCTTTATTGCCATGTACCGGACACTCTTCACCTTTATGGTTATGCATACAACCTTTCTTTTCATCAATAAGTTCAACTTCTTCTTTCTTGGTTTTTTTGACACAGTTTGGATATCTCTTTCCAAACATAGTCTTCATACCTTTCTTCTCATAACCAGCCCAACACTTCTCATCAATTTCAAATTCTTCTTTCTTAGTCTTAGATTTATTTCCCCAGTTGGCAGCACCAACTTTACGACACTTGACTAGTGCTCCTGACGCATATGCACTTGGCCAAACAGAGTAGCGTGATTTGACTTTATGGTAGCAAGCATCTTTCTTGCCTTCCTCTATGTCAATTTGGTCACCTACTTCAACATTGTTTTCTTCAAACCATCCACGATTTACTTCTAACGCGCACAGAACTTCTCCCTGAGAGAAGACTGAGTTTTCGTCCAATGGTTCTAATTGTTTAATACTTTCGATTGTTCCATCCTCTCTAATGAAAGCAATATCAAGAGGAATTCTGGTTTCAGTCATATGGAATGACTGCTGTGCAACCTCTTCAAAGATAAAGAGCATTCCACTGTTTATATCCAAACTTTCACGGAACATGAGACCTAAGTTAAAGTCTCTAATATTATTGGGAATCTCAACATTAAGTGGTAGTGTTACAAAATCTGTAACTTCGGTTACTGATCTCATTTTAGTTTCCTCAGTCTTCACGTTGATTGCCTTCCCTTTTCTATTTGGATTTGGATCTTTTGCATTCTTTCTACGAAACGCTGCTTGCTCTTCATCTTTAGAGAGATTGCGTTTCATTTTTGATGAACCACACTTTGGTTTTGTGGTTTGTCCTGGTTGCTTGGCACAAGGTTTTCCAGCGTATTTCCCACCCAGTTGAACCCAACCAGGCTTGCCATCACTAGACTTACTCTTGCCAAACCAGTCACGCAGAGAAGAATCACCACTTTTCGATTCACTTACTCCTCCACCATTTCCATTACCATTTCCGTTGCCATTACCATTACCATTTCCGTTGCCGTTACCATTTTTCTTAGTATCGTCAACAGAGTGACCATTTTCTTTACGAAGCATTCCAGCACGACCAACTACTTTGAATCCTTTAGGGATTGGTTTACACTTTTCATCAGTGTAACAGTAATATTGTCCTTCAGGACAGCGACCGTTCTTTTTTTCTTCGTTCATTTCTTTAGTCTTCTTCTTCATTGAGTTAATGTATTTTCTATAAACTGCTGCTTCTGAAGTCTTTCCCATTTCTCTTGCTCTCTGTTCCATAGCAACTGCTGCCTGGATTTTGTGAGCATGAGATCTTGATGAATTGCGAATTTTAGAAACAGATGCTTTAGAAGTTGCAACATCCTTAAATCCAAGTCCATGAATCGTTCCTTTAGGATTTTCGTCCGTATAAAGGTCAGAGTGTTTTTTGGAATTTGCTGGTTGTCCAGATTTTCTTGGAATACGGGGGTTGCTCATTTTTTTGCTCTTTTTTTACGTCCAGCACAATGTGCCTTTTGTGAGAATCCTTTTGGACTTGAACAGTCAATACTCTTTTTATATTTATTAGACCAAGACTCTTGAAATTGTTTGAACGATTTCATTAGAAGACTCCCATACCAAGTCCAAGTGTTACGCCTGGTAGTTCTACGAAGGTTGTTCCATCATAGAAGTTTATTTTTTTAGTAGTTGTATTGTAAATAATCGCTCCTTCTGCGAATGTTGCTGCATCTCTTTCTGTAGTTGTATACTGTGGAATATAAAGTGCAGAAGATATTGTAGCAATTCCCGCTGTTATGTTAGTAACTGCAATATCAGGTGACCCAGATAATCCTGTGGCATTACCAGTTACATTACCAGTTATATTTCCACTAAAAGTGGTGGCAGTTACTATTCCTGATGTTATATTAGTAACTGCAATATCAGGTGACCCAGATAGTCCTGTGGCATTACCAGTTACATTACCAGTTACATTACCCGTTATATTTCCACTAAAAGTAGTAGCAGTAATAATACCAGTGACATTTACGCCACTTCCGTCTATCGTCGTGGCAGTGCCAACATTTATTGTTGCTGCTGTTGCGATACCTGTAATGTTTATATTTCTACCAGTAACCTCATCATATACAATGTCACCAGTTACATTCAAATCTCCAGTGATGAATGCATTTGTGGCAGTTAATATACCAACTGACATTCCTTTTGTAGAGGAATTACCATCACCTAAAACACTATCTAAAGTTTTTGTAGATTCACCGGAAGCATCAGCACCAACAAATGTTTTAGTTGACGCTTGATATTTTAAAAATTTACCATCTACTAATGCTGTGTCCCTATCAAGATCGTCAAGAAATTCAAGACGAACTTCACCACCACCACCCATTACAGCAAGTTGCTGTTGAGTTCTAGTAATGAATAATCTGTAATGATCTGCTAACGCTTTAAGATTTGGGAACTGCTTATCTAATGGAGTTAATGGATCAGATTGTCCATCTACTGATTGTTTTTCATCCGTAGGTTCATTCAGTAAACCCTCCTGCAATTCTTTTTGCTCTACCTTTATAAGTTTTACAAGATTTTTAAGTTCTTTTAATTCTGTCTTGACACCTTTGATATCATCATCATAATATTTGACTTCTGGAATTACAATTGAAGATACCTCTTCTTTTAATTCATTAAAGTAATTAAGAAGCAACTCATCAGTTTTTACATTGTCAACATTATACTTGACAAGTCTCTCTTCAATTTGATTTTTAAGAGAATTATATTCATTCTTTACTTGCTTTTTTAACTTCTTATCATCATCTTTAAACTCCTTATGATATTCCCAAATTCTCATTGAGGAACTACGAAGTTCCTTCCAAATTTTATCCTTTTCTTCTCCTAATTTAGTATCAAGATCTTTTACTTCGGTGCCAAACTGAATTCTATTTTCAAAATGCTTTACTTCATTTTCTTCAACTAAGTTCTTAATGTCAAGTTTGACATGTTCTTTTAATGTATCAATCGTATCATTTACTTTAATAAAGTCATCATCAATTACACTAAATGTTTTACCAATCCATGAAAAATCGGGTACTTCATTTATTTCATTAACCCATTTTGGAAATACTGGAATAGACGTTTTTACAGTATCAATAGCATCACATATTGCTTTGATTTCTTCATCGTAATACTTTACTTCAGGAAGATTTGTTACTTCAGTTTGAAGGCAATCTATTCTATCTTCAATAACATCTACCTGTTCGTCGTAGTATTTTACTTCAGGAAGATTTTGTATTTTAGTTTTGATCTCTTCTCTTACTAAATCAATCTGTCCACAGATTGCTTCAACTTCACTCTCATAATATCTTACTTCAGGAACTTCTGGAATCTCATTTCTTACTTGAGAGATTTGTTCAGCTAACTGCTCAAGTTCTTTATCGTAATATTTAATTTCTGGAATATCAGGAATATCTGCCCTGATATCATTTACCATTTTGACCAACTCTGGCCAAGGTGGAACTATATCTTGAATTTCTGCAAACGTTTCTCCGTTTACATCTTCAATGGTTTGTGTTTGTTCTGTAATTATTTCTTGTTCTTTCTCAATAAAATTTTCTACAGAGGGTAAATCCTCTTGCACTTCCTCTGTAATAAATTCATTAATTGATGGAAGGTTACTTGAATCTTCAGTAAACTCATCAATCGAAGGTAAATCCTTGTTCGACATTTTATTAGTAACTTTTATACTTCGGGATTTCTCTCCCTTTTTTATTTAGGTTCTTCTTTAAGTCCGTCCTTCAACATTTTTGCTAAATCTGCAGTTGATCCAACGAATAGTGCATTATTTACAGTAGATGGACCACGCACTTGTTTATCCTCTCCAACATCTTTAAGTTTCTTTTGAAGATCCATTAGTTTATCAGTTGCATCTGATACACTTTTTATTAACTGTCCAGCAACTTCATACGCACGAGGTTGATCTGATTCTTGTGCAAGTTCAAGAATACCATTTATTGCCTCTTGCCCTTTTTCAATTATAGAATAAAGATTACCTCTAGTATAGTCATAATCTTTTTTGATATCATCAACTTGAGATGTGATCTTTTTAAGTTTTCTATCAGTTGATGGGACTATCTCCCCATCAACATTAAAAGTGTCATTTAAATCGTTAAAACTCATGAGATTGTTCCACTAAATCCAAAGTCATCACCTTCTTCAATCAATGCATTATCTGAGGAATCAATAACAAATACCCCATCTCCCTTAAGGTGAGTAACTGCGGCAGTATTATATTGACCTCTTAAAACGGAAAGTTTAGTTCCATCTATTGATTTAATATAAATTGTTTCGCCATTCAAATCAACATAAGTTTTTGTATTCAGTCCGCTTGCACTATCGACATTAATTGTTTTGGCAGTCTTCGTGACATCATCAGAGAGGTTAGTAGCAGCATCACCTGTATAGTTTTTGATTGCTCTCGGTTCAACAGAGTACGAAAGCACTCTCTCTGTATTTGAAGTATCTGTGCCTGTAAGATAATTGACTGTTGCTTTCTTGATGATATCTTTCGTTGCAGAAGATACTGGACCAAACAGATATGTTTTTGCTGTAAATCTAAGAGTATAAAGTAAAACTCTTCTTTTGGTAAAATCACCTTCGTAATCGTCTTCCATAGTAATGTTTTCAAGCACTACAGGAATATCTTTCTTCTCTTGAATAGTTGATACTAATTCAACCGTTAAGTTATATGCTGGTTGAAAATAGGGTAAAATTTGTTCGACAATTTGAAGAGCGTCATCATTTAATTTTGTCATAACAGACAATTCAAATTGCATGTTGTAAGGAACCGGCATAAATGCCTTTTTTGTTTCTGTATTATCGCTTGGATCTTTTACTGTAAATTGTTGAGTTGTTGTTACTTTTCTAGATGCATCATAAGTCAAACCTATAAATTCAAACGACATTCTCGGTAAAGTAATTGCCGTTGGTTTATTTAAATCTGGGGATTGTTCTATTCTCGCCAGAAACTTTTGAGTGGGTCCATATGAAAGAGGAACATTGACAACAGAATTTTCCTGTTGAATCGATATATTATTAAAGAGGGTTCCAAAGGATATAATAGTCCTCCTCAAAATTTCGTTATAAAAATATCCAAACATATTGTGACCTTAAGACATTAAGTAGTCTGACTAACTTTATTTAGGGAATACCAAAAGGATTTTGCTCAGAGAAGTCTAAAATACTATCTGCCTGAGTTTCAATCTCAAAATTATCTGCGAATGGATCATTATCAGGTGTAGTATCAATTACTCTCAGTGCATGTGAAGCACCTGAAGTAGATCCAACAACATCTTCACCTATCGTGAATGCACCACTTACACTTGCAACTTCAAGTACATTAGTTGATGAGTTCCATGTTCTTACTCTTGCAGTTGTTCCGCTTGTTTGTCCTGTTACAATTTCATTAAATATAAAGTCACCTGTTGAATCCATATCAGGAGAACTTATAGTTATTGTGGGTGCCACACTGTATCCTAAACCTGCATTGGTTATCCTTATCTCAGTAACTGTTCCCGCAGCATTTAATACTGGAATTAACTGTGCTGAAGATGTTGAAACACCTGATAAGAATATTTCATTTGAAAGTGAAATTGATGGTGCTGTAGTGTATCCGCTTCCTCCAGAACTTACAGTTATAATTCCTACTGTGCCATCAGCAATTCCTGAGGTTGCAGCGGCACCTGTGCCACCTTTTCCACCATAGAATTTAATCTTAGGAGCAACTGTGTATCCTGCACCTGGATTGGTAATAGGAACGGTTTGTACTGATTGTAATCTTGGATTAGCATTGAGATTACAAACATTAATACCACCAATCATTGTAGCAGTAGCAATACCAGTTATGCCTGTAGATGGAGCAGAAGATATAGCGACAGTTGGAATTTCTCCATATCCTCCACCTCTGTTGGTAACGTTAATGAATCTAATACCACCAGATGTAATGATACCTGTAACAGCAGTGGCGGTTACGCCTGTACCAACCAATGTTAGAGTATGTGTTACACCTTGAATGGTGCTGATGCCATCTTCAGTTGTTCCATCTGGATCATCACCAACTAAATTATTATCAATTTCATCAATACCAGTTGCAAGAACTTCATCTTCATAGCGGAAGAGTTCGCAAGTTAATTCATATGTATAAAGATCTTGTAACTGATAATATGGTTTTGCATACTCAATATCTTTAATTTCATAAATTCTGTCGTCAAGTGGGAACCAAATTAAGTCACCACTTTTTGGTCTTGTGGATAATTTAATATTTGCTTGATCTTCGATTAGAGGTGAGATATAGTTTTCATATCTTTCTCTTGATATTACAAGTCTTACTTCATCTCTGGATTCAATTCCAAATTTAGAGAGAAGATTACCTGCTCCAGAATACTGATCATAGTTATCGATATAAGCTTCGAGTGGAAGTGCCATATCAAATTTTGATTGAACCACCTCACGAATAACGGATTTTTCAGTGATAAACTTTCTAGGAATGTAGAATATTTCTACTCCATAGGTTCTTAACTGCTCATTTATCAAGTCTTGAACAAGATTTTGTTCAGCTGATGTGCCTTGAGTGAAAAAAGGATTTAATACCATGATATTAACCTATCATGTCAAGAGGAGGAAGTTCATAAGTATTTGACATTTGCTCCCTAATTACTTCAAGATCTTTCTCAGCATCATCATAAATTTGGCGACCATTAAGTTCAATTCCACCGGGTAACTTAACACCCTGGAATTTAATTAAATTTTGACCCCATTGCCTTTTCATCAAAGCAGTCAAGTATCGTTTTAAGAATGAATCATTATAAACTCTTCCATAATCATTAGGATCTAATAAACGATAACAATCAATTATTACATAATCATCAACTGTTACGCTTGACCAATCAAGATCAAGATACAATCTATCTTGTCTTTGATTAAATCGTATTTGTTTTTCTGTGGTCAAAAGAAAATCAATATCCTCTAGATATCTCTTTGTTATACCGTAAGTCAAAACCTCCATTGAACTAAATGTGTAAATATCATTCAAAAAGAGTTGATACTTTACACTGAACATATTATTAGTTACAGTGTTAGATCCATCAAATTTGAAAATTTTGTTTATACCTATAACTGCTGGAGGAACTTGAAGATAATTACTATTTTCCTCATAAGAGAAAGTAGTTGCAGTTCCTACTATAGTTGTTTCAGCACTAGTTGTTACAATACCAACTGGATTATCACCACCTCTACCGCGACCTCTATCTATATCTGCTTGAGTAATTTTATACTTTAAATATGTTTGTTCTACGCCA